TTTCCGGATCGCCCCATTCACCCAGGACCCCTTGACGGTAGCCGGGGGAATCCTCGCCGCCGAACCGGTCGATGTATTCCCGGCGGCGCTTTTCGGTCCAGTAGGGTTCCGGTTGCAGGTTTTTCGCCCACTTGAAGAGGCGGAAATCATCGGGCAGCCCGCCGGCCAGCTGCTCGGCCTCTTCGGCCTTAAGTTTCCCGTCGGCCTTGGCCGTCAGCTTGTAGAACATGCAGGAGCGGTCACCGTCGGGCATCCCGTAAAGCTTGAAGACTGCTCCCGGCTCGCCGCGGCCCCAGAATTCCTTGAATACGGCGTCGTTTTTTACTTTGGGGGCTTCGTCCATAATGCAGAAGGTCTTGGCGTGAACGCCCCGGATCGCGGTACCGTCGAAACCGCAGGTTCTGACATCGAGCTCGAACCGGTTGGTGAATTTCAGGTAGTGGTGCGGCTGTTTCCGGTGCATGACCAGGCAGCGCTTGAGACTGGGGTTCATGTCGAGCTGGTCTTCGATTGAATCCATGATCTCCAGGGTATGAACTGCCTGCGGAGCGGTCATGAGGCCGCTGCCGCCCGGCTTGTTGTAGACCTCGTAGAGGATGAAGGCGACGATCTCACGGGTTTTACCGGTTTCGAAACCGCACTGGTGCAGGGTGTTTCCCTGAATCTGGAGGGATTCTTTCTGATAGTCCCAGAAGGTATAGGGGCTTTTGCCATCCTCGGGAGAGCGGAGGAAGGCGGACGACCAGAGCACCCGATCGGAACAGATGATTGCCAGCTGAAACTGCTCCAGGGAGGTGAACGGGTGCGGGAATTCCTGCCGCGCTACCTGGTGCCAGGTCCAATCGAGGCTGGCCAGCGTTTTGTCAAAGAGCTCGTGAGGGACGATGATCCCTTTTTTCAGGTCGGAAATATCTCCGAGCGGTTCCATTTATTCTTTCTTTTTCTGCGCTTCGGCCAGGGCGGCACCGGCACCGCGGAAGATGTCGGCAAGATTCTCGGCCAGTTTTTCACCTTCCCGCTTCCGATCGAGCGCAGCCGGGGTAACCATGAAATCCGGCATGGTGACTCCGGCGGCTTTCAGCAGGTTCGCCAGCGGCAGGAGCGACGGGTTCGGTTTGAGCTCGTAGCCGATGATCTGACCGTCTTTGCCGAGCTTCTCGGATTTCATATAGACGCCGTACTGAAGGATGGATGCCTGCAGTTCGTCGATGACTTGTATTGTCCCGCCAAGCTGCAGGGTGATGACTTCCTTCAGATCGGTAAGGTCGCCGCTGGTCATGGCCTTGGAAAGGGCATTGATTGAGGTAAGCATGTACTCTTTATCGAGGCACTGCTGGCCGGGCTGGGTGGCACCATCGTCAACGAGGTAGCAGGGATAGCTCGGGCAGGTGGACTTGCACGGTTTGCCGAGGGCGAGGATCCGCTTGCGGGAGTGCTGGCCATGCTTCCAGGCGTTCATGGAGCAGGCTTCTTTGCCTTCGGGGGTTACGGGGCCGGTGGATTTCTGGGCATTCTGCCGGCGGGCTTCGAGGGCTGCTTCAGACAGGGTGTAAGGGCGACGGGTTTTAACGGTGAGTCGTTCGAAGATGGGATCCTCTTCGGGTTCGATTTCTTCACCGGCTTCGAGCCTTTCGAGTTTTTCCTTTAACTCTCTGATTTGCTCTTCGCGTGCATCCATAAAAAAGCCCTCCAGGGGTGAATACTTTTTCACGCCTTAAAGGGCTTCTTAACAGATTTCAAGGACATCTTCCGGCAGAGGATGTCACTTTCTGGCGCTTGATTACTCGTTCACTATCCGCCGGACCTGTTTCGGGTGGAGTCGGTACTTGAATCCGAGCTCCTGGAGGTTGAACCCGGTAAATTCGACCCGGATCCGGCGGTTACGCTCCTGCCGGTAAAGTTCCTGCAGATCCGGGAAGGTGAGGCGGTGGCCGCCGATACATTCGGCCATGATCTTGATGACGGCCGGGGCGAGGCTGCCCAATTCGCGCTGCAGACATTCAAATAGCTGGCTTACCGCCTCCTGGTTCTCTGCTCGGGTCACTGACTCCTCCTAGCCATTCTCTATTTCATTGAAGCGCCGATCCGGAATGGCGGTCTTTCTCAGGACCCGCTCGGATATGGCGATATAACGCATGACGGTGGAAAGGTCGGTCGGTTCGTGCCCCAGGAGCATGGCAACTTCGACCGGGCCGACATAGGTGATCTTACGGCGGCAATGAGGGCACTCGTCGTTGCCGCTGTCGTACAGGTCGGTAGCGAAGGTGGCCCGCATTTTGTGTACGAAGACTTCGGCATCATCCAGGCCGATGGCTGCGGCGTGTTTCTTGAGGATGGTCTCGGCGGTCTTGGTTGAAAGTCTGGAGACCGGCTTCCCTTTCAGACGGATAAACAGCGCCGAATCATCGGCTTCTATCCCCATGCGCATATGGAGCCATTCCCGCAGGGTGCTGGAGGGGTTTTTTCGCAGGGTGACGGTGCGGGCTTTGCCGCCTTTGCCCTGGATCTGCAGGCGGATATAGCCGCCGGTATCTATCAGGTGATTGACATCGAGGTTGACCAGTTCGGAAACGCGGGTGCCGGCGGCGTACATCGTTTTAAGCATGGCGAGATCCCGCAGACCCATGACAGTATCGCGGGCCGGCCCGGCGAAGATGGTACGGAGTTCTTCGGTGCTGAATTTCTGCGGGAGGGTGTCTTGAACCTTGGGAGACGGAATCCCTTTAGTTGGATCGAAGGCAATGTGCTGGGTGTTCTTCAGCCAGGCGAAAAAGGACCGTAGCGCGGAGAGCTTGGAGGCTCGGGAGCGGTTCGAGATGTTTGCTTGCTCATAGTAAAGGTGCTTCATCCACTCGCTGACACTTTCACGGGTGACCTGATTAAGGGGCAGCTTTGCCCAGGTCAGAAAGGAGCGGACGATCTTCTCATACTGCCGGACGGTGGTCGGCCGCTGACCCCTCTCGATACTGAGGAATTCCATCCATGCAAATATCAGCGCTTCCATGAAATCCCCCCGCGCCCCCAGCTTTTTGAAAAGGGTTTTAGAGTATGGCAGCGATAATAGATGGCTATAGGGGGGGAGATTTGACTGGCAGGCTGGACTTTTTGAGGGGGGGTGCTCCCTTGGTCCGCCGTGGATTTGAGTTGAACCGCATGTTTCATGATGCTCCCGTCTCCTAAACTATTGAATAATGGTTCCTGATTAACTGCTGAACCGCACAGTTTATAAGAATATGCGATTGGTGATTTCGCTTTATTCGGTCTGTTACAAGCTGTTTTCAGCATCCCCAGCGATTAGGGAGTGAGCAGGGTATATTGGCATTCCCTCTGCAGCAAGGGTTGGCAGTCCCTTCTATTCTCTTTTGAATAACTTCTGATAAGTCTTTTTATCGGAATCTTTTAAGGCCTGCGGCCGGCTGATCTGGTGAAAGTTAATACAAAAACAGGCTTGATTCGGTGGACGCCTGGGCGTATTATCCACTGCACCACTGCACCAACCTCCCTTAAACCCTTGCCCACCCTTGCGCCGCGACTTGGTGCAGTCTCCAAAATACCCCGACAACTGCACCACAACTGCACCACAACTGCACCACAACTGCACCACCAACTGCACCAAGCTTTTAATAAATAATATCAAGTAGTTGAGTTAAATTTGGTGCAGTGGTGCAGTCTCTAAAAAATGCGCCTCGTGTGCGCGAAAAACCCCTGTAAAACGAACCGAGAGCATCATTTTTCTCTCAGATTCTACTTTCTCCGAACAACTGCACCACGATAACTGCACCAAATTGGAGACTGCACCAACCTACCTGATCATAGTGTGCTGCAGTTTCAGGAACCTTTTACCGCTGACGATCTTGAAGTACGGCTCCAAGTCTTCACGAGGTGTCACGAGTTCCCAGCCGTTCTTCTTAAGCAACTCCCGGTCATTCCGCAGCCTGGCGCTGAATATCGATGCAGAATCATAGCTGTTGCGCTTACCTTTCTGCTTGGCATAACTGTCAAAGGCATCGACTATTTCAGCACTGGTGGCAATAAGCTCGAACTGGGTCCGGTGATACTTCTCTCCACCGGCATCGGTGAACTCCTCAGGAGTGGACTTCAGTATCCTTAAACCGTATTCAGGATGATCAAGTACCTGCTTACCATCTTCAGTATCAGTAATTTTCCCGCGGAAATGCTGTAAATACTCCCTGATAATCCCATCGAGGAAGGCCAGTATATTGTTGCTGCCTGTTTCCGTTTCCCGTGACGTGCTGTTCTGCTCCTCGATCCAGGCGGTATAGATATCCTTATCCCCGGTTTCAATACCGTGCATCAGATCATCTTCACCGTAGAAAGGGATGTACTTCAGGAGTTTCTCCAGAATCAGCATCAGGAGGGCCAGATAGGCGTTGGTGCGGTCTTTCGAATGGCCCTTGAACTGTTTATTCAGGATCGTCATAAAGTCCTTACGACTATCCAGCTTCGGCAGAATCTCTTTCTGGATGAACCTGAGGATTGCCGACAGCATCAGGTCGCGCTTCTTTTTGATCTGCTCCACCACTTCCGATTCATGGAAATTATCCTGCCCATGGAGCCGCCGATCGAACGGCAGTACGAAAGTCCTGGAGATGAGCTCTGAAAGGGTGAACGGTTCGATGGCTGTGACACAAATCAGCGCCCTGGGTGATTCATCCACCGTATCGGTGTCTGTGCCCCCTTTGCGCTTTTCCTTCTGGCCGCGAGTCGCAGCCAGCAGCAGAAACTTTTGCAGGCCCCGGTTCAGGTCCTTGTTCTCCAGGTTGTCAATAACCACAATCGGGTTCTTGGCTGCCGACGAAAAGGCTGCAGCCGCAGAGCTGTCCGAAAGGTCTTCACTCTTATACATCAGCGCCGTGATCAGCTTCGCTGCCGTTGACTTCCCGGATGAGGCATACCCTTCGAACTTCATCAGGAACTGATACGGAGCGAAATCCGGGCAGAAACCGGAGATCAGCCAGCAGAGAATCAGGAACTTCTGTTCACGCTTTACAGCCAGGTTATCGAAGATCAGCTCCTTCAGGAGTCCGAAACCTTCCGCTATCTCGGCATCAGGCATGAAATTGAACGGCATGATCTTGTGTGAAGACGCCAGCAGGACATGATCATCATTCATACCGTTCTGGATTTCCTCGATCCGCTCGGCTGAAATCTTCTGAATCACGTTGTTCGGGCTGTTCAGATTGTAAAAAATGGTGTCTTTGTCGGTATCGGTGTGAATCCAGCGGCTCATATCAATCCGCCGGCCGTTCAGATAGGCGGTGTGCTTGATGGCTGACCAGACCTGACCACCTGGAGCAACTTCCGGAATCATTCGCGCCATCTTCAGCATCAGGGCATTGAAAGCGGTGTTTTTCTCCACGATATATGTCTGGTTCTGGTAGATCAGGTAAACATTATCCTCCCGGTCGTAATAGAAGCGGCCATGGTGGGCGAAAAACTTGAAAATGATCTCTCCCATAACGATCGGATCAACATCCTTAGGGTTGCCGATTATCTCGATATAGTCCGTGATCTGCTTCCGAAGGTCCTGCGAGAAGTCCAGCGCCTCATCAATCGCCTTGCGAGAGAAGCCCAGCCCCTCCAGCTTTTCCTTGAAGATATCCTGCTGAATGATCGTCTGCCGGCCGATCAGCCGGAAAACGGAAGAATACTTCTTCCCCTCCAACTGGTCCGGCTTCTTGTCGAAAATTCCCGGCTCCTGCAGGTGGCGCCGCTTCTCCTCCAGGTTCGCCAGCCCAGCCGCCTGCTGAATTTCCCAGGTGATATAATCCACCGCTTCCATCTGCAGCCGGCGCACTTCCCGCTTTTTGTCCCCCTCGAACGCCTTCAGGTATGAATCCGGGTCGTCATCCGGCTTACCGTAGACCATCACCCGGACAGTTAGATTCTGCAGGGCGCTGGCGATCTTGCGGACATAGGCCCGCCCGGCATGGTCATTATCAACCCATAGATAGAGATGCTTGCCGACCCCGCGGGAAGAGAGCGTTTTCAGTTGGTCGTCGCTGATGCTGCCGATCATCGCGCAGACATACGGAATGCCGGTATTCAGGATCTGCAGCCGGTCGTTTTCCCCCTCAACCAGGATCACTTCCTGGTACTTGTCTCCATACAGCACATCCTGCCCGTAGAAGCTCCAGCGTTTATCCCGCTGCTCATTCTTCAACTGATACTTTAACTTATCGTCCGCTGGAATATCCCGCGGGTCCTTCATCGTGAAATGGAGCACCTTGCCGTGGGACCAGTGAGGGAAAACGGCCAACCCCTTACTGAAGAA